CTCTACTGGTGCGCCAGCTTTAGTAATGTTCTTTGCTTTTTTAAAATCTACTTTAGCCATTTTAATTCTCAAAAGTAAAAGCCCCTTTCGGGGCTAGATGTTAGGTTTTAGGGGCATTAATTAATGGAGTTGAACGTTCAAGAGCAATGGTATACATCACAAGAGCGTCTGCTTCGAATGTTGGTGAAGGAGTTGAAACACTCGCTTGGAATGACCACCAAGAACGAGTCGTTGGTAAAGTCACATTACTACCTGTAACTGTTGGAGCATCGGCACTCTCTGATCCACCAATGTAAAATTGAAGTCCTTGCTTTTTATCTTGCGCCCACTCAATTAATTGGATTTGTGAGGCATTTTCAGCATCATACGCCCAACCTAAAGAACCTTGACCAGGATCACTCAAACCTGTGATATAGGTTTTTGCATCAGTATCATCTAAACAAGTTGTTTCTAGCCGCGTTGTACTATCACTTCCTAAGTCGATAGTCGTCAAACACAATGCTCGGGTTAATGTTGTTCCATCAAACGCATAAACGTGCGTTCCATTGGCTTTGGTTTGTGCCATGAGTAGCTACTCCTCTTATTTTTGGCATAAAAAAGCACCCGATTGGGTGCGTTGGTTGTAAATATAGTTTTAATCAAATAAGCATGGTTGAATCTGTCGATCTACATTAGCTATGGCTGTAGTTAAACAATCTCGTTGCTTCTTCCAAGCCGAAAGACCTTTTCCACATGCACTAGCGATTTCTTTTTCACACTCTAGTTTTGCATTTAGGGCTTCACGTTGTTGCATAAGGGCGAAGTAATCAGTTTGGAGTAATGTTCTTGCTTCAAAAAATGCCTTAACTAATGCTTTTTTAAACTCTCTAACTCTTGGGCTATTTCTCATATAAGTCATCAGTAGTGTTGCCTGTTCTTCATTCAATACGGCATATTGCGTATCGCCACCACCATGACCACCTTGTAATCTTGGTCGCATTTCAAATGTGACCAAACCGAACTCAGAAAAATCAGATTTATAACTTCTTACAAGTTGAATAACCGACTTGTGCTGTAAACCTAAGCCAAGAGCAATCTGTAATGTTGTGGTTTTTGGTACACCTTTTTCAACATCTACAATTTTGAACTTTACATTTGCATTCATGATTAACTCCTTGAGTTGTGATTAACCTGTTTGTTGAATGCACTTGGAATAACAAACAGGCATAAAAAAACCTGCCGCTATGGACAGGTTCGCTTAAATGGTATGTGGTTAGATTGTGTGTTTTATCGAGTTAAAAACCAATTTGCATCAAAACCACGGCTAAAAAGCTTTGTTTCTTGCTCATAATTGCTGATTCGAGGATTCAAAATATAACTTTGGTTTTCTAATGCTCTACGGATTGCATCACGCCCTTCATAGGCGCGTTTTTGATTAGTGTCATAAACAATGACCTGATACATGATGTGATCAGTCTTAGCCGGGCAATCAAGGCTATTCTCAGCATTACCACCAACCTCTTGCCATACTGCATATGGTGTTTGAGTTCCAATAGGCGCAATATCTTCATAGATACGAAGATTGTCACCAAAGATGGCTTTCACCGCAGCATCCGCATTAAGAGTTTTGTAGATAGGTAGATAAATCATAAGTTCGCCAATTCCTTATCAAGTTCAGCATTAAAGACTTCAACAAACTTATTTGTGACTTGCTGAATATTGGTTGCTAATGCAGGACGCATGAATGGAGTTGCAGGCATCTTTGAAGTGCCTAGCTCCAAAAACCTCCAGTAGGTCGTATTTCCTCCTGATTTAGCAGCTAATGCCTGTCGATCTGAATTAGCATTCATAGCTGCACCACCATCCACACCAACACGCATTCTTATTTCATTTTTATTGCGTGTTTTACCAGGTGAGACTTTAATGTTTTTCCAAATTTTCTCTCTAGTATCTGGATCATCAATTGCTCTAGCATTTAAACGAGCAGCATCACGAACAATATTCATTGCCTGACGTGCAGCCTTTCTGGAAATACTTTTAGTTTTACGAGGATTGGCAAGTCTTTGAAGTCGATTTACAACATCATCAAGACCTGTAATATCAAATTCCACCCCTGCCATAAGCACCTCTACTTTAGTTTTTCCAAACCTTGCCCTAACAAGAAAGTGCAATAAATATTGCCTGTCTCATTGTCATCAAGTGCTTGGCTTTGGATTGAGAAAGTTCGACCTTTCCAAATGACTTGCATTGTCGTGTTGATGTCTTCTCGATAGCGAATTTTCATTCTTGCAACCACTTCGGATTGATCTGCTTGCGCTGAAATCAAATCCTTTGCTGACAATGGGGTAACTTTAGCCCACAGCTTTTGGTATTCCTGCCAAGAGCCTTCAATTTCATAACCATCTTCATCACGACCGCCACCAACATAGTGTTGGACGGTGACTCGGTGTCTTAACTCGCCTGCATTCTGTCCCATAAATACCTCACACAGCCGTAGGCGTTCGATAGGTGAATAAGAGTGACTGTACTGGCTGCGGCATGAAATTACCATTCACAGGTGCATCAGATTCGGCATTACGATGCTTGTCGTAATATCCGACATACACTAGCACCGCTAAGCGAAACTCTTCTGGATATGGCAATTCATGATGTGCTGCGTCTGTATAGCGCAAAACGGCTGATTCAGCAGCTTTTCTATAGATTTCTAAGTTTGAGTCATTTGAATCATCATCATAACGAAGGTGTTCTTTGACTTCTTCAAGAGTAACTATGCTCATTCTGTCCACTCCTTCGCGCATAACTTAAAGTTCTTATGATCGAACTCACCTTCGTGGTCATTTTCACAGTGCCACAACGAGCCATTTTTAGTGATGAACTGCCCTTTCTTATATGCAACATCATCCTTAAATACACCCTTATAAAGCGATTTAAGCGAGTTATCAGGTTGACTAGATTGTGCTTCAGATTTACTGAATGGATCGTCTTTCGCATCTCGTTTGGCTAAGGCTGAAAGCGAGTAGTTCTGTTGTTGAATCATCGGCACATCACCACCTTCAACTGGCAAAAGCCCCAGTTCCGCACGACCTTCATTAGGGGAGATTAAGCCAGCACTTACACCTTCTTTCAGATATGCCATTTTGGATGATTGATTCATTCGTATAAGTGTTCCAAGATCAAGGAATGCTTCTGCTTTGTAGCCTGGCAAATCTAAACCTTCATCAAGCAAGTTTTCTCGAGCTTCAATTAATGCTTGTAAACAATCTGAGTAATAAATTTCATTTAAATTCTCAACATTTGTAGTGCCTTGAACATCAACCACTCCAACTTTAAATGGAGGCACATTAAAAGCTGTACAAACAATTTTTGCAGTCATCCCAAGTTGTTCAATCATTTGTGAATCGGCAGCACTCATCCCTAAAGATTGGTAAACCATGCCATCACCAATAACTGCTGTAGCACCTATGTTCACGCCTGAGTATTTTTGATTCCACTCAGTCTGAATCTTCTTTGCATTCTCTGGTGTGATTGCACCAGGTGCAACAAGGATTCCTCCCGGTCTACTTCCATTTGAAAAGAAGTTTGTACCATTGTTAAGAATCTTAATTCCCATGCCTGCCGCAATACCACATGCCATAATTGGCGTTAGCCCAACTAGAGGGTGATAAAAAGCATTGATACGGTCATGAATGATTTCAGAGGCAGGAACAATCACTGATTCTGTCTGTGTTAGGCGGTCAGTATTGAACTGATAAAACACATTGCCGTTGTCATCAACAAGTGGCGTAACCAAATCAGGGTTAAGCACCACCATTCGATAGACTTCACCAAAAATATCCCGCAGTTTCCACACATAAGTGTTGCCACGAAGTAATAAACTTGATGTCCATTGCTCTTGGAACTGCTGCCAAGTTTGGTAATTGTTTGGTTTCTTTAAAACGCGCAACTTGTCAGGGATGTCGACATTAACTAACACCCCTTTTTCTTTTCGCTTCAAGAGAATTGGTAACTTACCAATATCTTTAGAGATTAGGCTTACACAGGCGAATACAGCATAAGATGCAACAAGATCGTCACGGGTTAATTCATCATTTTTCTGCCAAGCACCTGAGTAAGGCTCCTGAACAAATAGGCTATTCCAAGTCTGCCCAGCATTATGGACACTTTGAAAGCTCTTTTTACCTCTAAACCAGTCAAGAATGCCCATTTTTACCGCCTTATTCGCTAGTTTTTACTTCTTTTTTAGGTTTAGTTGCTACCTTTTTTGGTTCTTCATAAGGCTTTGCAACACCCGTTTTAATCAAGATATTTGCTTCAATATCGGTTACTTCAAGCACATCACCCACATTTGCATTGTGCATAACCTGTAAATATTCAATTTTCATAGCTGTTCCCATAGCTCAACAGTGAGTTTTCATTGTTCAGATATGAAAACAGCCCCAATGAAGGAGCTGCTTTAGTC